TATTGGTGTCTCGAATTTAAGTTGTAGCTCAGTAAGCTGCGCTGCCAATTCCTTCATGAATTGATCTTGCTTTTGTGATGTTTCAATATTAAATTGGCGCTGATCTTCATTTAGTTTTGCCACTTGAATTTGTGCGTCAGACTGAGCCTTGCTTAAGTTTCCTTGCTGCTTAATAGTCTCGGCCTCAGCTAGCGGGTTTTGTAATTGCTGTAGCTGCTCTTGTAATTGCTGAACTAATTGCGTCAATATCTCATTTTGGGCTGTAACAAGTTGCTCGGGTCTTTCAGGGTCATTGAAAAATTCCCCAATCTCTGGCTCACCTGATGCATTAACCATGCTTTTTAGTATGTTATATCGCTTAACTTCGTCTGTCATAGGCGAGTTAGTAGCCTTCAGCTGACCGTGAAGCGTCCATAATGCGGTCATTGTCTGCAATTTCTTTTCGTCATCTCCAGCGCCTAACCCAACTTTACTAACAACACTGTGTTTAAACTTCCAATCAGCAGGATTAACCCTTAACTCTGCTCCGAGTATTTCAATTTCTGTTTCGGAGTCCTGATAATTAGCGTCAAGCCAGGCCACGCCTTCGAATAACTGCCTAAAACCTGTCTCAGCCATTACACGTGCAACCAGCTCAACCTTGCCCTTAGACGCGTCCTGAATGCCTGTAAAGCGTGTTGCCGTCTCCTTGGCTAAATCATCAGCATTAAGACCTTGTGAGGCCATTAGTGAGCCTGTTGATTGCGCTCTGGCTTGATCCCAATGCTGAAGGACTTGCATAGCCTTATCGCCGATGTAAGGTATTTCAATTGGGTACATATTCAAACTTGGGCTTGCGTCGCCTTTATTCCTAACCACACCGTTAGGCCGAATGATAAACATATCATCCATATTAACGTTGTCATTTACAGCTATTCGGGGGTTGTTTACCGCATAGATATTATCGTTAACGCCTCGAAGTATGGCTGTTTTCACTCTAGCTGTTGGTGCGGCTATCTCTGCCCGGCTTTTCCCGATGGCCTTGTGAGGCATGAGAATTGAACTCATGATCGCGTATGGAACGTGATTGAACACCTCGTTCACTAGGATGATGTCGCCTGAGCGCATGATATGTCGGCGCTCTGCTATCCCGTCACCATCATAGTCGATAGTTGGATACAGGTCTTCTATTTCAACATCTTCTCCAGCCCAGTCGGAATTGTCTGCTTCGTTTGTAGATCCGCCTTCCTTTGCGTCGCGAATAGCTTTGAGTCTTGCGCTTTCATCTTTGCCGCCCGCCAAACTTAACCCATCAACCTGTGATCGGCTAAATCCTCTCGCCATTAATTCACCTCGCGTAATAGTCGATACATCACCAACCATTGCCGCGCTGTCTTTGTCTGTTGCGTTCTTCGTCATGCGAAAAGTTTCAAGTGGAACGTCAACTATTTTCACACACTTAACTGTTCGTTCCACTTTCAGAACAACTGTATTTTCTTCTGATTCGGCCTCCTCTTCTCGTACTACCTCAACACTTTTAACGTCTTCGCCTTCAAGGCTTTTCTGGAATACGGCCAACTCATCATTGCTTAATCCAGTCTTTTTATGCTCTTCAATTTCGGTTGTTTCTTCGATCATGTACTTAACAACTGAAAGCTGCTGTATTAATGCGTTTTTAATAAATCCATGAAGTACTGAGAATGACCATGGCTGACCTCTTATTTGCCAGTTAACGTATTTCGTCTTGTCATCAGCTTCCTTCTGGTCTTCTTCGTTAGATTTGTTTGGCTTAAACTTCAATATCTCTGCTGGGCCTAGAAATATTCTAGCAAGGGACGGCATATCGGCTTCAACAATATCCATCACATCATTTGATACTACCTTTGATCGCTCTGGCAGCTCATCGCCGTATGGGTTGGCCTCGTACCTATCTAAAAGCTCTTCATTCTCAGAAATAAAGGTTGAGTTATTGCCGGTTGCATCGTGAACCATGTTGTCGAGCGCGGTTATTAGTACGTCTTCGGTCATTTGTGGCATTAGACTACACTCATATTTGGGTAATTAAGAGGTTCGTATACTTTTTCTATTTTTGGCTTATGCAATACCATCATTACAGAATCTGTTTCGTTAGGTGAATCAATGCCAAGTGTTTTCATTTCTTTCTTATTCATAATTTGAATTAAACCGTTTCCATTGTCTTTTTCTGGAATCCTGCACATTTGTGATCTAAGCCCAGACATGTTATCTATCCCATCCGAATCAAAGCTGATCATTTCATCAGGGTCGATATAATCACCCTTAACTACGCATCTGTATGTATTGTATGTCCGTGTTGCTAACTCGGTGTAATATTGCGCTCGATTGTTCTTAAATGTCTCGGCATATGTCTTGGGCTTTGTGTTCTCATCCCCGTGCTGAGGCATGTATATATTTTTTGCATTGTCTTGGCCAGACCCTGAAAGGGATCCTCTAAACATATGGTACTTAATGCCAGTTCCTGCAAACGCTGTTGAAACTTGACGCTTTAGCCCTGCGCCCATTCCATCACCATCCCAGACAAACCAGTTAGCATTGTTCTTTATTGCAAGCCCCGTAGCCCAGTCGCACCCGTCATCTATTTCGCCGGTCTCTTTAGCTTTTACTATTTTAATAATAGATCCATGCCTAAGACTAAACCCTTTGTCGTCCTTTCCTTCATCGGATGGGTCATGTGACGCTATTATTGCACCATGCGGCTCAAAGACTTTCTTTAGCCTTTCTAGCTTATGAGCATCGATACAGGCATCAAACCATTCTTGTTTAATGATTGCGCCGTCTACTGAGTCAAGGTATTTGCCTAGCCATTTATGCTCATACATTGCCACAGACATCTTTTCTTCATCGTCTAGCCTTTCCTCTTCCAGACCTGACAGCTTAAACCAGTCTTCTGGCATGTCTGTGTAATTCATTTCAACGATCATCACTAAATCATCTTCGTAATAACCGGTTTTCTCTAATTCTTTCTCAGCCCTTGCTAGCCACTTTTCAGCAACCGCGCCGGACTTTGATCCTCTATTCATCGTAATAATGATTTCAGGCATTTTCACATCTTCGCCAGCAATCTTTCTTTGTGTGTCTGTGGCGTTAAGCCTAACTGAAGCGGTTAGTACTCTTAATGTATTTTCAGAAAGGTCTTCCCCTTCCTCGATCCATAGCCCATCAATCCCCGATAACGTACTTTTCAATGATGTTATGTTTCTAACTAGGCCCTTGTAAAAATTTCTACCACCGGAAGCATGTGTAATGCTTGTTTTTGTATCCTCGAAACCAGGCAGCCCAACGCGCTCTATTTCTTCTAGAATCGTTCTATGTACTGATTCCTCTATTGAGTTCTGATGCTCCCTTGCGCAGCACCATAGCTTGCCGCCTGCCATCTGAACAGCTACATAATCAGCAACGCCAGTTGACTTTGTTGAACCCCTTCCCCCTACAACTATTTTAATTCGTTTAGGCTTGGTGAATATTGGGGTTAACTTATCAACATACTCTATATTAACTTCCTGCATTGGTCTTATTGTTAACAGGAATAAAGGTAACGTTTATCGCTCCACCACCCGGTGCTGCAATTGTTTGGTCTGTTTTATCATGGTAGCCGTGCTTACCTAAAAGCAGTTTCACCAGGTTAGAATTGTACTCGTTTTTCAGCCCTTTATTCCACGCGATAAACTCTTGCTCTTCGTTTATTCTGGCTAATATGTCCGCAAATACATGGCCGTCTTTTTCCGCCCATTCGTAAACGCTTGATCTTGCTCTCTTTATTACCTTGCATAGACCAACGACACTTGGTATTGCATGACCCAGCTCTTCGTATGTATCAAGGTATGATAAGGCCATGTCTATTGTCGCCTGATCGCAAGTTGTGGGCCTACCTACACCCATTATGATATACACCTAATAAAACCGATATCACCTTCGGTTAAGGGGATTATTGCACCAGGCTTTGAAAGATTTGCGAGCTTCTCCATTAATGTTTTGGCGTGCGGGTTGTCTATATGTGGTGCTTGCGTATCTTTCGTTTCATCTGGTCGGTTATTCATCTTTGCGATTCCTTATGGTTGTTCGCGGTTAAACTTATATGCGATTATTGCCTTAATATATCTAAGTCTATTTCTTAATATTGAGATCCTGTGATTTAATCGCATAGTGTAAAAATATATGTAACTCATTGCCAGCCCTTTTTGATAGTGAGCTACTACTATCGTATGGGGCTGGGTTTTCTTTAACTATTAATCGCCTCTCGGTAGATTAGGTTAAAATCTACACTGTTACTGTGAATAATCCGCTTGCGTGCCACGTCACAGTGATATCACCCGATAATAGGGAAATAGCGGTTGTTCCGCCGTCTGCTGTCATATCCATCCACCCTACGCAATCTTTGTTTGTTGCTGTATCTGAATAGAGTATTAAGGATTTAATATCCGTAGGGTCTCCTGATGCTGAGCTGGTCCATGTTGTGTTTGCAGAGTCGAAAGTAGCTACGCCAGAGGTTTGCCCCCATGTAACAGAGGTTA